AATTGATTCAAAAATAAGAAATGTTTTTTTCATTTGACACCTCACAGAATATATTTTATATTTTTAAGAAAGGGCGGGCGGTATTTATCCGCCAAACCATTGTTTTACAACTTAATCACGTAGATTAAGACGGCAATTGCGTAAATCAGAAGAGCGGCAATCTCAACTGATTTATTAAGCAGTTGCCATTTTTTTTCTCTTTTCATTTTATCACCTCCTTATCAGTACTATTCTTCCTGATGTTTTTATAATAGACTATTTTCCTTGTGTTGTCAATAGTTAAAAGCAAGATAAATGAAAGTTGTTCTGACTATATCTGTATGCAATACAAAAAAACAGGAATAACGGTTTCCGATGTGGCGAGGGTGCTTATCGGGAAAGGCGTTGACAGGAAGAAATGCAACGAGGATAAAAAAGGCTTACCGGTGATTGTCGGCGCAAGCACGATTGATGACGGAGGGCTTGAAATCTCGCGCTGGATAGAAAATCCCTCTCCAAATGCCGTCATGTCAAAATTCGGGGACATTCTTGTAAGTGCGAAGGGAACGTGCGGAAAAATCGGAATAAACAACATCGGCGATGCGGTTCTCACTGACGCGATGATAGCAGTTCGTCCCATTCTGTCGCTTGTTGATTCATATTTTCTTGTAGTCGTCATAGCCGAGGCGATAGAGCTCAAGCACATAATCCCGGATTTTACAGAGGACACAATCGGCTTTCAGAGGCGCATAAAGCCGGAGCTTATAGGCGGCATAGAATTCATTCCGCTTGACACATTCCAACAGGCGGAAAATGTTCAGACGATGAAAGCTTTGGTCAACGCGTTCAGTCCAGCTTATTCAAAAAAAAGCAAGTCCAAAAAAAACAATAAACAAGAACTTGAAAATCAAAACATGAAATCTGTTGATGAACTTCTTGATGAGATTGAGGCGGATATGAAACAAAGCAAGAAAATCTTCATAGAACTAAAGAAATCTTTGAAGGACATAGAAAACAAAGAAACAATAAATGCAATTCAGGAGGAACTGTTTTGAAAGTAGATTTTGATGTGATTGAGATTCTGAAAGGCGCGGAGACTGACGGAAACAAATTGCGGATTACACAGAGGCTTGACCGCGTGATGTACCAGAGGGTGAACAAGATCATTGCGGGGCTTGGCGGAAAATGGAGCGCAAAGGAGAAGGCTCATATCTTTGAAAAAGACATCGGGGAAATCATCGGGGAAGTCTGCGCTTCCGGAGAATTCAAGGATATAAAGTCGGACTTCCAGTTTTTTCCCACTCCGGCGGAGCTTGCAAAAAAGGTTGTTGCACTTGCGGAGATCAAGGATGGCGAGCAGTGCCTAGAGCCTAGCGCAGGAAGAGGCGGAATTGCTCAGTTTATGCCCGGTTGCGACTGCATAGAGATGAACGAGGACAATGCGGCATATCTGAAAGAGCACGGATTCAACGTTGTGCACGACGACTTCATGACGTTCGAGCCGAAAAAGGAATATGACGTGATTGTGATGAATCCACCGTTTAACAAGGGGCAGGCGGTAAGGCACGTAACAAAGGCAATTCAAATTGCGAAAAGATGCGTTGTCGCAATTACTGACATTGGAGTTACATTCAGAAATGACAAGCCTACGGTAGAATTCAGGGAGCTTGTAAAAAGCCACGGCGGAACAATCGAGCCGGTAGAAGAAGGCGCGTTCAAGGAATCTGGAACAATGGTAAAGACCTGTATTATAACTGTGCGGAAATAAAAAAAACTTCTGAAAATTCTATAAAATATCTTGAAAAACCATTGACAAAATCAAGATAACAATGTAATATAGAATCATCAGGAGGCAATTATGCAAAAGCGTAAAAAGAAAAAGCCACTGACGAATGGCGAAAAGATAGCTCTCGCAATGCTGATTTTCGACTTCATCAAGTGGCTTGTCGAACTTCTTAGGAAGTAAGACCTTGGGGGCGTCGCCCCCTTGTTTACGCTTATACTAAATAAAATTTTTAGGGATGTCAATTATGGATGAAAACAACGAAAAACAGGAAAACAAACGCCTGAATATTATTTTGATTGCAATTCTTATTGTAAGTATTCTGGATTTTATAACAACTTTGATAAAGGGATAAAAAAATGACAGAAGAAACAAAAAACTGGGGTGGAGCCCGCAAAGGCGCCGGAAGAAAGAAACTTTCAGAAGGCGGCCAGGTAAAAATCCAGATCGCTCCACAGAAAAATGAGCTGGAACTTATAGACAGCGAAGCCGAAAAAGCCGGACTAAACAGGACGCGCTTTGTTGTGGAATGCGCGAAGTTCTGGAAGGAAAACCACAAATAAAAAAAAGCCTCCTGATACTAGGGGATTTCCCACAATGGGAAATCCCCCTTTTTTTATTTAATAAAAGTATTGACAGTAAATAAAATGAATATATATTATAAACATAGGGCGTTGCCCTGTAAGAAATCTTTATTAAAAGGAGTAAGCTATGGAAAACGGCAATAAAAAAGCCCGCAAAGTGAAAAAGGCACTCTGCAAGGCTTTAGCCGAAATCCTTATAACCGTCATCAGCGCGGTAATTGCAGAAGCGATTATCAGACTGATTTTCAGTTAATGAGGGCTGGCACGGTGGCACTAAAACTGCCGTGCCTTTATTCCGTAGTTTACTTCTTAGGGGGCTTTATGTCAAACACTTTAAAGACTGTCATAAAATGTGTTGTGCGTGGAATAATCATTGCAATAGTCATCTTTGTTGCCTGGAAAATCTGGGGGTAACCAATGGAAGAAAAACGCAATAGAGGACATCAGAGAGGCGTTCCAAATCCAAACGGCGGAAGAAAGGCGACAGGATTAAAGCGTGTCAGCTTTTCTGTTTCGTGCCAGCCTGAAGAGCTGGAGGAACTAAAAAAACTTGTCGCCGCTTCCGGAAAGACCACAAGCCGTTTTTTACTGGACTTAGCTTTTAACAGATAATCATTTTTAGAGCTTGCTCAATCGGACAGGCTCTTTTTTTTCGCCAGCGACGGCCAACGACGGCCAGTTTTTTTTATTTACTCCACGCTTAAAAATTCCATTTTGACTATACTTGTAAATTTACAAAATGGAGATTTTGCAGAATGAAGCCAGATTTTAAGACAGACAAGGATGAATTAAGAAGTTTTGATTTTGAGATTCGTGCCGCCAAAGATGAGCAGAACGGCACTTTTATTGAAGGCGTTCCGATTGTTTTTGATAAAAAATGCGATATGGGATTTTTTGAGGAATACATTTCACGCGATGCGCTTTCAAAGACTGATATGAAGGACGTGCGTTTTCTTGTGAACCACAACACCGACATGACGCCTCTTGCGCGCTCAAGAAACAACAACGCAAATTCCACAATGCAAATGGAAGTCAAGGAGGACGGAATGCATATCCGCGTAAACCTTGACACAGAAAACAACACGGACGCAAAGAACCTTTATTCTGCGATCCAGCGCGGAGATGTAAGCGGAATGAGCTTTATGTTTGTTGTCCGCGGTGATAAATGGGAAAAATTAAACAGTGGTTATCCAAGAAGGACAATTACAGACATTGAAAAAATATTTGAAGTAAGTGCGGTTACTTTTCCTGCATACGAAGACACTTCGATAAAAGCCCGTTCTGTTTCTGCGCTGGAGAGCGCGCGGCAGGAGCTGGAGAGCAAGAGGGCAGAAGAACTCAAGTCGGAAGAGGCCAAAAGAGAAAATGAAGAGCGCAACCGTTCTTTGACACTTCTCGAACTTCAAACATTTTAATCAATTTTTACAGGAGATAAAAAATTATGAACAAAAAAGAAGAACGTGCAAAATTGCTTGCAGAAATGAAAGAAATGAACGAAAAAGCCGCTAGCGAAAAACGCTCATTCAGCGAAGATGAAAAAAAAGTTTTTGCAGAAAAAGAAGAGCGTTTCCGTGTATTGTCTGCCGAAATCGAGGCGGAAGAACGTGAGCAGAAACTTAACGGTTTTACCGACACTCTTCCAAAGGCCGGCGAAGACAAGCCAAAAACAGCCGAAAGAAAAGGCTTTTTCCGCACGGAAAAACGCGCTGGAGACACTTTCCTTTCCCTGGGAACTGGCGACGCTCCAGGAAGCGCTTATTCGCTTGCTCCGGAAGAGTTTGTAGAAGAAATTCTTTCAGAAGTTGAAAAGGAAGCCATTTTGTATGGCCGTGTAAGAAAAATTTCTGTAAGCGGCGCGGGAAGTCTTGGCGTTCCTTACGAAAAAGCCGACGCTTCTGCCGCCGAATGGACAAACGAAATCCCTGCGACCGAAATCACTTCCGACAAGTCTTTGGAATTCGGAAAACGCGAACTTGCGCCTACAGACCTTGTAAAGCAGTTCACCGTTACAAAGAAACTGCTTGCAACCAGCGCTTTCCCGATCGATACAATCGCAAAAGGAAAAATCATCGAAAAGCTCACAGAAGCATTTGAAAATGGAATTCTTAACGGTACCGGCGAAAACCAGCCGCTCGGAATTTTCACAAAAAGCGATGACGGCATTCCGGCATCAAGAGACGTTGCGACTGCCGGCGATTCAATTTCCGCCGATGACCTCGTAAACCTCAAGATGAAACTCCGTCCGGCATACAGAAACAAAGCCTGCTGGGTAATGAGCACAGAAATTCTCAAGGATATTATGCTGCTCAAAGACCAGAACGGCCGTTTTTTGTGGCAGCCTGCGCTTACAGAAGGACAGCCGTCGACAATTCTCGGGCTTCCGGTAATCGAAAGCGAATATGCGCCTAACGCAAAAACCGCTGGAAGCTATGTCGTTGCCCTTGGCGATTTCAGCCATTACTGGTTTGCACACTGGAAGGATATGGACATCACCGTCCTTAACGAAAAGTTTGCAGGAACAAACCAGATTGGATTCCTTGGACATACGCTTGCAGACGGACAGCCGACACTTCCGGCCGCATTTGCACGTCTTGCAATTAAAGCGTAGTTAAAAAAAAGTGCGGGGACTTTATTCAAGTTCCCGCATATTCTATTTAAGGGAGAATAAAAAAATGGCGGAAAAAAAAGAAAACCCTGCAAACAAAAAGCCTGAATTGCCAAAAGGAAAAACGCAGGAAAAAACCGAAAACCTTGAAATTCAAAAGCCCGCAACAACAAAAGAAAAAACGCAGAAAAAAACGAAAGTAAAAATCCTTGAAATGCTGCGCGGAACTTATGGCGCTTTTAATCCTGGCGAAACCGTGGAGCTTGAACCAAAAATTGCGGAAGCCTTTATAAAAGGCGGATTTGCAGAAAAAAACTAGGTTAAAAATATGGCTTACATTACAAAAGAAGAACTTGAAGATTATGTAAAAAAATATCCTGAAGAAAACTTTCTTCTTGAGCAGTACGTAAGTGCCGCCGAAGAAATGATTGAAAATTATCTGGGATATTCACCGGAAAAAAAAGAATATAAAACAGTCTGCTACGGCGATGACGGCAAACTGTTATGTCTTGAAGCGTTTCCGCTCATAGAATTAAAAGAAGTGAAAATAAACGACAACATTGTCGATTCTTCACTTTTCAGGATAAAAAAACGCAACTATCTTGAATTCAATTACGGAAAAGGCGTTTTTTGTTCCGACAGACTTTATTCACTTACATATACGGCAGGATTTGAAAAAGTTCCAGGCAAAATAAAGACCGTTGCATTGCAGCTTGCAAGCCTTATGTGGGAAAGTGAAGGAGGAAATCTTGCAGTGTCTTCTACAACGTACTCAGACAACGGAAGCCGTGTTTTTAACAATTTTAAGGCGGACAGGTTTTTGGAAGAGCTCGAAGCCTACAAAAAGGGCAGCGGAGAAGATTTTTAATGAAAGGAAACTGGATTGTAGTTGAGGCCGAAGTTGATGAAGTTGTAAAGGCTCTTTCAGAAATTTCAAAAAGCCTTACGAGCATAAAAAAACAGTCCGTCGGAATAATCGCCCGGTACGGCGTCAAGTTTATCCGCAGAAGAATAAGAGAAACTCTTCTAAACAAAAGACAGTCCACCAGGGAACTTCAAAAGTCCTATTCGTTCCGGGTAAAAAAAGACGGAAGCGAAGCGAACATTTACCCGAAAGGAGTTTCCGGCTCAAGAATTTTCCCGAAAGCCTATGTAAACAACTACGGATACGAGGGCGCGACAAAACGCAGCAAAAACTGGAGCTTTGCACCGAAAGCCTTTGTCCAGGACACCGAAAATCTTCTGGAAAAAAGAGAATTTGACACAGAACTTCAAAAGATGATTGATAAAACACTTGCCAAATACTGGAGTTAAAATGAAAAGCGCGCAAAGCTTGAAAAAATTTATCGCAAAAAACCTTGACGGTTTTTCAGAAAACAATGTGATCATTGGAAGCGTGGACCTTTCAAGATTTCCGCAAAAAAATCTCTGCGTGATTGTTCCGGAGACAATGGAAGTCGTGGAGCAGTACATTGACGGCAGTTTTGAGGCAAAGACTTCATTCACATTGTCGTTTTTGTTCCGTGGCGAAAAATATGCGGCGCTTGTTGAAAAAATGGAGACAAAGGCGGACGAAATTCAAAAACTTATTATGAACAGTCTTTCACTCGAAAGCGCGATAATTTCCGCTGAGCTTGAAAAAATCGAGTTTTACTACGACTGCGGAACAGTTGAAAACCAGGCGACAGGCCTTGATATAAAAATGACTATAACAGAAGAAAAGTAAAAAGACTTTTTTTGTCTTTACAGGAGAAAAATATGAAAGTGAATAAACTTGAAAAAGGCGAGCAGGTCAAAAAATACCATGTCGCGCTGCTTGTAAACTCAGGCACAAAAACCGCTGCTAAATGGGTTCAGATTGAAAAATCAACCGACAACACGATCACAATGAACGCAGAAACCGAAGACCGTGATTTTATTACGGACATAAATCCGACAACCATTCTGAAAAAATACAAGCCTTCAATGAGCGAGCCGATTACGCTTTACAAAGCCAATCCGGATTATGAGTTCTTCTGGAACAAGTTTTACAAGATGTCGGCTGGAGCGGCCGCAGAAAGCGAGGTTTTGGTTGTCTTTATGAACGAGGAACCGGCGGACGGAAAATATGCCGCTTGGAAATGCGACTGCATTTGTGTTTGCGACAACTTCAATCCTGTAGATTCCATTTTGACATTCTCCATTAACTTCAACGGAACAGGAAAAACCGGAACTGTTTCTGTAAA